GCTTGCCCGGATTCAAGAACCTTGTGCACTCTTGGTGCACTAAGGCGCTTGGCGTATGGCTTAATTGCCTTGCGTCAAGTGTCCCTAGTGGGACCCTAAGCACACATTACGGAAATTATAGTGAACCAGTAGTAACCCTCCGTTGTGGGATAACTGGTTTGATGATTTCTGAGGTGGAATAATGCAAAATTATTTCTGTTATCTCGGAAGAGTGTTCATTTGGCTCTTTCATGTACCTTTTTTTTGGGAATTTAGAAAGAAACGGTTTTCCTTGTAGGAGTGTAAACTCTCCGACTTCCTCTTTACTGGAAGGATGGGATAACCTGATAATGAACGGGTAATAACAGGGGTAAGGGAGTAACTTATTCTTAGCCTCAATAAACTTAAATCGCCTCGTAAGGCGACCTGCAGCTCTGGGTACTAAGTCTTAGGTTCTCCTAAGGCAGATACTAGTCGGAGTTTACTCACGGTTATTCCTTTATTTGAGGAGACCGCAGATTAGGATCAAGTATTCAGAAAACTGAAGTTTAGTAATGATTCTATGCTTATCGGCATGAGAGGGGTCTCCCTAACCTTATGCTTTATCAGGACTGCTTGGGACTATTATGCGGAGGTGAGATGCCTCCCGATCCCAGGGTTAAAGTCTGCTGATTATCAAATCTAAAATAATCATGAAAAATTCCAAAGACTTTCGTAATTTGGATTCTTATGCGTTATTTTCGGAGATGATGGCAAAGCAAAAATCATTATTAAATGGTCTGATCACTGTAAAAGGTGGTCGGGGATTAATCAAGTGGATCCTTTGGATCCATAGATTAATCTCTGCAAAGGCTCCTTCAAAAAGTAATGTTAAGATAGCTAGGACTTTCTCTCGAGAGTGCTATTCTATCGCTAGAGGATCTGGTATAGGTCACCTAGTTAAGTATTTAAAGACCTGTGGAGTTTTGTTGCAACAGTTTGTTGCTAAGAATGATGCTACTACTCCTTCTAGGAGGATTTCCAGCGTAGCAGTTTCTGTCACGAGGCGGGGTTTGCCCCGGATAATCCCTCATCAACAGAGGGTGTTAATTAGAAAGGGTAATACTAAATGTATTACCTTGTGGTTAAGTCTATTTAACGTATATCGTTATTTAGAAAGCCCTTATGGTCTTCCTTCTTATAAGACTATATTGAGCGATGGTGTAGGTTGAAAACCCACCACGGAAGTGAGACACTATATCCATCATTTCTGAAAGCATCTAGATGTCATCACTAAAGGTGCATCTCGCTCTGCTTTACCACAAGGAGCTCCTTTCTTAACCTCTAAGGTTTCGGTATCTACATCTGAAAAGGAACAGCTGATGGGAACATCATTTCCAGCGGTGATTAGATCCGTTTGGGGCTGGCGTTCTCTACTTGTTCTCTTAACTGAGAAAAGGGTTTTCAAGAACCTACAAGTGGGGAATACCTTAAAAGGTTTAGAATCGGTTTACTCTGCTAAGCTCTTGAAAGGTATGATCTTTATTTTAAGTCATAATTTTCCTGCGCTTATGCCCTTATTAGTGGGATTGAAACCTGGAGGACTACAAGCCAATAAACTTATAGGACCCGGTTCACTTGAATTCCACCCAAATAAGAAGAGTATCCAATACGAGTTCCCTAGTCTGGGACCAGGAGTTATAAAACCCCGTGTTCCAGTATTAGGGCGCTTAGTGGCCCTTAGAGAGGCTGCCGGAAAAATTCGAATAATAGCAATTGTAGATGCCATTACCCAGTGAATTCTGAAACCTCTACATCTTTGGTTGTTTGATATCGTAAAGTTCATCCCTCAGGATGGAACTTTCGATCAGGCACGTCCCATACGTACCTTATGGGAGAGGGTTAGACAATCCAAGGACTCCTTTGTGGGTTCTTGTGATATGTCAGCCGCCACAGATAGACTTCCAATAAGTCTCCAGGTAGAGCTCTTAAGGTACCGATTTGGTAAGCCTTTTTCAGAGTCCTGGGCTCAATTGCTTATTTCCCGTGCCTATCATGTCAACAAAAAAAGGTTCCGGTACAAAGTCGGTCAGCCGATGGGAGCCTTGTCCAGTTGGGCAATGTTAGACTTGACGCACCACTTTTTGTGACAGTGAGCAGCTTGAAGATCGGGGGCAACTCCGGTTTTCACATGATTCACAGATTATGCTGTATTAGGTGATGATTCTGCGTCCCGTCATCGACGGGTTGTAGAAGAATACCTTAGGATATGTGCAGAGTTGGGAGTTGAAGTGAACTTATCTAAGTCACTTTTAAGCCGGAACGGATCTATTGAA